ACTCATCCCACGATGCCGCAGATACCTGAGTATCGCCCGCCACATACCGGATTTGTACGCCTGCAAAAGCGACAGGAGTGTCGCCCGCAAACGACCAAGCAAAGCGGCGAAGCCCTCCAGCAAGTTCTTGCACCACAAAGTTGCTGGCGTTGGCGGGCGGCACAGCCACTCCAGCCGTGACATACACAACCGAAATCGCGTCCCCGGCCCGTCCCGATGCGTCGAACGGGCGCACTTGAATGAGGTACTCGCCAGGCTCCTCAATGCGCCAGCTGCTGCGGTTGCCTGTCGCACGAGCATCAACCAGCGTCAACATCGAACCGTCCAGACCTGCCCACACCTGGCAGTATTCGGCCGCCCCCTGCGACTCCCAGACCGCACTCAGCTGCCACCAACGGGTGTTACCTTGGATGTTGGTCTGCTCGGTCACGCGCACGTTCTGCACGGAAGGACGCGCCAGCTGTGGCAGGGCAGACGGGTTAGGCGCAGGCACGTAAGTGCCGTTAAGTACGTAGTCCCAGAACTCAGGTCCTTCCGGCACGCAGGTAATATCCGCACCGCTAAGGTCTTTCTCAGGCTCTACATTCACCACACGCACACGGTAGCCGGGGGTCGCCTTGAAGTCGTAGCACCACAAGGTGTCGTGGGCTGGGTTGTCGTCCCCGTCCCCTGGCACGCGCTCCTCCAATGGCCAATCACCCACCAAGGTCAAAACCTCCTGGCTGTCAGTGAAGGGTGTAACGTCCCACACACGATAGTCGCGCTCTCCGGGCAGACGCAGACCAAGTTTTCGGGTAGCTAGGGGGGGTACTGGCTCGTCCAACCGGACATTGATGAACCCTTGGCCCACGACAACCTCTTGCACGCGTCCTCCGAAGCCCCACTGGGTCAAGTCGTGGGACACTGACAAGACGCTTAGGCGCCGGTAGTCTAGGTGCTCGATGTTGGCGCCGAAGTTGATGGTCTTGTACTGGTACAGCGACTGTCCAAGGTGGAAGCGGGCCATCTTGGCAGCGTGTGCCTCCGTGGTGACTCCCTCACCCGTGATGCGTGCCGGGTTCAGGGGCGTCGTTACGCCAGGAGCATTTACACGGATAGTGCTTGTCTCAAACTTACGGGCACGATCAACGTACTGGTATTCGATACCATCAGCTGTTGACGCGACAGCGTAGTCCACACTGAAGCTGGCCTTGGCCATGTTGGCCATGTTCACCACCGCGCTGGTGGGTTGGCCAGGCGCAACAAACATCGCTGTAGGGCGTGAACCGTCAGTCCACGCAAACTCTCCCATACCAGCACGGGCCACCTCATCACAAAACTCCATCAAGGAGATTCCCGAAGTCACCCAGCGGTCGTAGGTATAGTCGTTGGCCGCGCAGTGCAGCATGAAAGCCTTCAAGCCTTCAATGTCAATGTCCTCATCCGCCAGCCCGAAACCGAACTGCAACTTGCCGTTGTGCTTCACCCCGCGCAGCGTCTGTAAGATGATGGCGCCAGGGTTGGACAGCCCGTTTTCTCGGGTTGTTGCAGTCGCCCAAGCTGTACCGGTCCAGATCGGCATCGGCTTGGCACGGTACGTGGCACGCAAGGTATCAACGCTTCCAGAGAATTGCCCCGTCGCCTTGATCTTGATCCCTATCCGGCCAAACTGAGTGTAGTCCGTCGTGTCGGCCTGGATGCTCTTGAGCACGGTCCACGCGAGCTTGCAGGTGTCCTTGCCGTCGCCCTCGTTGTAGAGCGGCTGGCCCAGGCGCACGCGCACCTCGTGCTGGCCTGCCGCCACCGGCAACGTGATGGTGCGGCGCAGCACGGCGGTGCTGGCGTTGCTCAGCGTCTCGCTGTGCGCAGGCGCCCAGGCGCCGCCCACGGGACGCGACTCGATGAACAGCGGCACGGTGTTGACCAGGATGCCGCCCTTGTTGTCCACGTCGAACAGCTGGCCCTCGATGTCGACCTGCAGCGCAATGCCACCGGCCGAGCTGGTGCGCGTGACCCAGGCGCCGTTGTTCTCCAACTCGCCGCCTGCCAAGCTGTCTGCGTTGGAGTACAGCGGCAAGCTCTGGCTTTGCATGCCCGCAAAGCCGTTGTAGTACACCGACACGTCTTGGTAACTGGCGATAGGCGTGTCACCAATTGACAGGTCGGACACGCTATGGACGTTGACGCCGCCCAACAAGATGGTGCTCAGGTACTGGTCATCGCCCTCGTACCAGGTGTAGGGCTGGCTGGCCATGTCGGGTGTAACACGCATCTCACCCCATAAAGTGCCAATGGGCTCGTAGGCACGGGCGCTGTTGCGCTGGCTCGACAAACTGTAGACCTGTTTGGCGGCTGCAGTTTCACCAAGTTTGGGGACCTTGGGGCCTAGTACCTTGTTGATGAGGATCGACCCGGCCATGTAGACGCCGAGAGCGCCCAGCGCACCAATACTGCCAGCGACGGCTCCTGCGCCCCACATACCTGCAGTAGCCGCCCCGAAGCCGAGGGTGAAGTAGGTCAAAGCCGCCATCGCCACAAGCTGTACCACCTGTCTTCCCAGTACGGCACGGCAGGCGATGTGCATACCTTCTTTGGGGAAGGTTTTGCCCCACATGGCAGGAGCAACTTCAGCCCCTCCAATGGATACAGTCCACCCATCCTCGGTCAGGTGGGGAACGTGGCGTAGAAGAAAGCCTTTAAGGCTTTCACCGGGTTTCAGGTCGCAGGGGATTATCGACTGCCCATCGCATACAAAAGGGTTTGGGGTGTATACGAAGTAGGGTGTGGTCGGTGTCATATTTACTTCCATCTGTAGTACCCCTCCACGGTGAGGCCGATACCACTCAGTTCTTGGATCTTGTGTAGGCAGCTGCCGTTCGGCATCCACTCTGCGTTATGGAGTAGGTAGGGAGTATAGCTTACAAAGAAGTAAACTCCAACGTGCCCAGCCACAGGCTTTCCTACTTCATACATCAATACGCAGTCCCCGTCTTGAGGGCTGTCCACTCTGAAAGCTAGGCCGGACTTGTAGCGTTCAAGAAGCTCTGCTTGCTGCTCGCCCTTTAAGGGTCTGGGCCGTTTGCCTGGAAATGTGACCTCCCTGCCAAACAGCTCTTTCTGCACTCGTATCACCAAGTCTGCACAGTCCGACGTTCTCGGACTGTACGGTATGCCAAGGTATTGCTCCAGCAGCTGGGCGTCCATTAGAAGATGCCTGGCAAGGTGTGAGGGTTGGCGATCAGCTGGCAAGCTGGGCGCGCCGCAATTTCTGTGCTGGAGCAGGTCGCCTCAATACTGGCACCGCTGACAGAGATGCTGCTGATAGGCAGCTTGTAAACGTGGGCGTGGTCGTCTGGAGTGGCCTTGGACACCACGATCAGCTTGGCCATCGTCATAGCCCCTGGCGTCATACCTTCCAACTCCTCACTGAACGCTCGACCTACGTTGTCGATTCGCAGGGTCATTTTTGGGGCCTGGCCTGAGACATCTTCGGGGATGGTGAAGCCAAAGCGCAGCCCGATGTAGTGCTCCCCCTGAGAGAACACGTCGTCAAACTGGTTGACCACGCGCATAGGTTCCGAAAATGAGGGGTTCGTAATCTCAAGTAGTTCGACGTAGCCTTTGGTGTCGGCTACGGTCTGGGTTTGGCGTCGTAGTGTGGTCATCGGACGTACTCAAGTGTGCAGGTTCGGCGGACGTACGTGAATTCTGAGTTCAGTGGAACCTCAGTGCCCATGGAGCCACCCTTGAACCACACCAAGCGTGTCGCCCCTTGCAAGCGTGGGTCCGGCCACAGGAACCGGCCTACACGCTTAACGTTGTTCCAGTACCAGTCTCTGAAAGCTTCAGATGCTTGCAGGGAGTGGAACTCTACGGAGACCTGAACCGACTGAATTGGTCGGTGCTCGGACACCCTCATCAGCGAGGGGCCTTTTTCAGTCTCAAACTCGGTGACGCCAGGGTTAGTCTCCTCCTGATAGGAGTCCATAACCATGTAGGTGCCAACGGTTGGGAAAGTGGGTGTAGCCATGTTTATGCAGTTTGCTTGATTGCTTGGTAGATTTTACCGCGACCCCGTACATCTCCCGCCACGGCTTCAAGCAACACCTTGACCAGTTTCGTCCCGTCAGGGGCTGTGCTCTGGGTAGTTGTTGCCTGGACTGGCGAGCCGTTGTTCACAATCTCTATGCTCACGTTGGTTTCGCCGCCGCCGTGGGCACGCACACCCAAGTTGCCGTCAGTGCCTCGTGTCAAGGGCATGATGGCTTCTGGGCCAGCTTCTCCGAAGACTCCGGCGCCCTTGGCAAACGCAAACAGCTGAGGCCGGTCGTGGACTTGGTTGCTGAAGGACGACAGGCTTGGGCTGTTCATGAACACGTTGCCCTTGGCGCTAGGCAGCGGAGCCAGCATAGTGGGCGCGGCGGAAGCGCCGTACACAGGGGAGGTGATAGCGCCCGAAGCCTGCGGCCCGGCTGCAATGTTGAACCCGCCTAGACTTCCCAACACTTGGCTGGCCAGGCCCAGCATCGCCTGCCGTGCCGCAATCCGCGCCAGGTCGGCCATGATCGAGTTAGCCATGTCCTTAAAGGACACCTTGCCGGTGGTCGCCAGCTGCACAAACGCGTCTTCCAAGTTGGTCAGCATGCTACCAGTGGCGGTCTTGGTCAGACCTGCTAGGTCCTGCGCCTGACGGGTGTAGTCCTCCAAGGCGCTGCGCACCCCGTTCAGGGGGTTCATGCGCTCCTGGGCTTTCAGGGTTTCGTGGTCCCGGACGATCTGCAGGGCTTCTGTTTCCTTAGCGCGCAGGTCGTCCAGCGCCGTCTGCATCAAGGCTCGCTGAGTCTCCAGGCCTTCTTCGGACAACCCTATGGATTTTCGGGCGAAGTCCTTCTCGATGCGTTCACTCTCCTTGAGGAAATCTTGACGCACCTGCAGCTCTGCACGATAAGCCTCAACAGCCGCGCCGCCGCGCTGGATGCTCATAATGTCAGTGCCGTCGCCACGCAGCTTCTCGTTGTAGTTCCTAGAGAATATCTCGATCTGCTGCTGAATAGACAGGGTCTCCTGCAACGCCTTGTTGTACTGCGCAGCAAGTTCGACCTTCTCGGCCTCAGTCTTAAACCACAGTGCAGACAGCTTCGCAGAAGCCTCCTTCGCGGCCTTGGCCGACCGGGGATCAGCACTGAACACCTTGATCTGCTCCTGCAGGTGCTCACGCTCAAGTTGCGCAGCCATTGAGGCCTTATTCTCCAGATAGCCGTAATACTCGTCTACGCTGACCTTACCCTGGTCGTACATGGTTTTCATGTACTGACCCTGGGCGTCCGTGATCTGCTTGATCGCCTCAAAGTTTTCGTCGTACCAGGTACGGTACACAGGAGGTGTATGCTGGCTTGCTGGGTTGGGGTTTCTGGGGCCACCGAAACCACCCCCGCCACCAGGGATTTCGATGTCGCCTTGCACTTTAGCCCTGGCCTGTTGCTTGGCTCGTTGTTGGCGCTCTGCCTCTTCCCGAGCAGACAGGTCTTTCATTCGAGCACTGTCGATAGCGTCGCGTGCCTGATTGATAGCTTCCTGTTCTTTACGAATGCTCCTCATCTTGCTTTCGAGCACGCGGCCATAACGAGCGTCTAGCACTTCCTGCTGACGGGCGCTAGCGCCTTTAGATTCACTCTCGTACTTTTCGAGAATGGTCATGTACTCTGCTGACTCCTTGGCAAGTTTTGTGCGAGCCTCGTTAATGCCCGACTCCAGTGGAGTGTAGGCATCAGATTGTCCCATCAGAGAGTTACGTTCCCGAAGCTTTCGAATTTCCTCGTTCCACTGCCCAATGTTGATTTTACCGTTCGATATCACAGCAGCAGCGATGCCAGCTGTAGCGCCTTCAGCATCGCTCTTGGCCGACCAGAAGGCAGCACCCAGCAGCCCCAGCGTGGCGATGATGCCGACAATAGGGTTAGCCAGGAAGCCCAAGACCACAGAGAGGCCTCGCATACCCACACCTGCCACAGCAGTAGTGGCCGCAGTACGAGCAGCAGCAACACCCACAGCATCCATGCCGGTAGCTGCAGCGCGTGAGGCGGCTACGTTACCGATCATGGCTACGCCGTTAGCCGACCAGGCTGCTGTAGATGTGATGAGCGCACCAGTCGTCTGAGCAATCGACTTAATGGTCATGCCCAGAACAGGAGCCATACCAGCGATAGCGACCGCAAGTCCCTGGAAGATACTTACGCCGATAGATGCAGCCTTAAACACCGCCCAAGCTGTGCCCAGTGTAGTCAACACAGGCATGAGGGTCTTGATCGACTCGTACAGACCACTCACTGCGCCAACCATGCCGTGAATAGCCGTCGCAAATTCTGGAGAATTTATAGCTGCCGTAATGTCAGTGATGAAGGTCTTGAACTGCGTCTCGTTAGCCTCGAATACCTTATCTAGAGCACCAACCATGGCACCTTGAAGGATGTTCAATGCCCCCTTCGTCGTGTCCATCAGACCTTTAGCGGCCATAAACAGGCTGTTAGGATCTACGTCCTTCAACTTATCGACCATCTTATTCAGGTCGATGGTCCCATCCCGAACCATAGCGAAGAATGTACGACCACCACGGTCACTGAAAATTTTCGCCAAAAGTTTGTCGGCATCTTTTGCGTTGAGCTTGTCAGCTGCGGTTGCGATATCGTTGAAGATGTCCACAGCGGAGCGCTGTTCGCCGGTCTTCTTGAACACTTCGATAGTGCTACCTGTAGCCTTTTCGAGTGCCTTCAAGGCAGAGACCGCAGGACCGGACCGCCCGTTGAGGTCACGCAAGAAGTTGATGTAGGCCGTACCAGCAGAGCTGCCCTTGATACCAGCCTGCGCCAAGGCTCCCAGGATCGTCAGTGTTTCTTCCACAGATTTGCCGAAGCGGGTATTAGCCTCAGATGCGTACTTCATACTGTCGCCAATGTCTTCGACGTTCAGCACACCAGACTTGGTAATCTCGAAAACTTGGGCAGCGATCTTGCCAACATCAGCCGTAGACTTACCGAACAGTGCTTGAGTCTGAATCAGCAAGTCCGTAGAGGTCTTAAGGTCTACCATACCGACCGAAGCCAAATCAGCGGCAGGACGCAGAATCTCCAGCGCTTCCGCAGGAGTCTT